CAGTAACATCTCCAACACAGATTACTTTTAAAGTTGGTTCTTCTAGTATAGTAATGACACCAGCTGGAATAACAATGATTGCTCCAAGAATTGATCTAAACCCATGATAAATAATAATAAAAGGTTTTCAAAATGACCACTACACAAACTACCACAGTAACGCTAATTGTTTCTCCTGTCGCTCCAATAGTCGGCGGGATCATTACGTTCTTAGCGAAGATTACACCGAGCGATAGTGGAACTCCGACTGGTACTGTTACCTTTGCTTCTCCTGGTATTATACATGGCACTGTACCTATTGTATATAATGAAGCTCGTTTTACAATTGATACGTCGTTCACGGTAAGTCCTTCGACGTCATATACTGCAACGTACAATGGTGATACGACGTACGCTTCTAGTACATCATCGACTAGCACAGTTTCATTTACCGCTTACACCGCTGCTAATGGAGTTTGGAACGCTAACACTAGTACGTCTGGCGCGTTTGATTATACACAACAGTTAAACTATATCGCTTCTTCTCTAAGAACCATAGCGGTCAATTCTTCTGAGATTAGAAATTTCATTGGTGACATTGATAGATCTATATCAACGGTTGCAAATCTTGCAAGTGGTAACGGCGTCCATACATCGGGTGCATATGACTGGCTTGGTGCTGCTTCTCTTTATAATTATTTTGTTGAACAGGGCGTAGCTGCTAATACTTCTGGTAATGCAAACTCTTCCGTTCAGCTAGCTGCAAACACAGCGTTAGCGCAGTACGCTAATTCTTCCGCGCCAAATTCTGTCTTTACATTGAAAAATTTCTAATGCCAGGGATTGCAAGAGATAACGGAAAAGATATAGCTGGTGGTTTGTTAAAACAAGGTTCTAAAAATGTATTTGTAAACAGTAAACCTGCTGTAAGAAAAGGTGATTTAGTAGCAGCGCATGGTAAACCACCACACGCTTCTGCACCTAAAATGGTTGGTCATAGCACTACAGTTTTTGTTAATAGTATAGGAGTGTGTCGTAAAGGCGACGTTGCTTCTTGTGGACATAAAGCTTCAGGTTCAGGCAACGTATTCGCAGGCGGATAATAAATGGCAACAAGAGCAGACACAATTACACAGACGCTTAAGAAATCAGAGATTTATTCTGACTTTCCTAATAACTTCATTAAACATCCAATAACTAATGAATTGGTAAAATTAAAAAATGAAGACAGCGTAAGACAAGCATTCAAAAATCTTATTTTGACGAACATTGGCGAGCGTTTTTTCGATCCATTTTTTGGATCTAATGTTTCTAGATCTTTGTTCGAACCATTAGATACATTTACCATTGAAGATATAAGACGATATATTATACACTCTGCACAACAATTTGAAACAAGAATTCAGCTATTGGACATTTCAATTCTTGATGTTGCAGATCAAAATTCTATTGCAATTAGCGTTATGTTTTCTATTATAAATAATCCAGAACCTGTTACGCTAAACCTTTTCCTAAAAAGAGTACGATGATAAATGGCTAATAATTCAATTTCATTAACATCATTAGATTTTGATACTTTAAAGGCGCAGCTTCAGCAGTACCTGACGGCACAACCCATTTTCAAAGATTACAATTTCTCTGGCTCAAACATGAATGTCCTATTGGACCTTTTGAGCTATAACTCATATCTTAATTCTTTCTATCTTAATATGGTCGCTGCTGAAATGTTTCTGGATTCTGCCCAGAAAATGGATTCAGTTGTTTCACATGCAAAAGAATTAAACTATCTTCCAAGATCTAATCAATCTGCCGTTGCTAACATTAGCTTTACGTTATCAACAATAGGTATTAATTCGCCATTATTAATTCCAAAAGGTACAACTTTTTCTGGTCAAAATTCTAATGGTGCATTTACATTTTCGACTTCTCTGAATCAGAATTTTACTTCAAGCAATACTACATTTGCAATTAATAACCTCAATATCTATGAAGGTTTTTACATTACTGATGCTTTTATCTTTGATAACACACAAGAGTCACAAAGATTTGTTCTCAGCAATCCTAATATTGACACCAGCAGTTTAATTCTTACTGTTATCGAAAGTGGATCAAATACTGTTTTTACACCAGTAACTTCATTATTTGGTCTTAATTCACTATCAAACACTTACTTCCTTCAAGCTGCACAAAACAGTCAGTATGAAGTTGTATTCGGTGATGGTAATTTTGGTCGTATTCCTAGTAATCTTTCTACAATTGTTGCAAACTATCGTATCAGTACTGGTAGTCTTGCACAGGGTGTTTCATCATTTAATATCACACAAGATCTTGGACCAATCAATGGAGGTTTAGTAACAGTTTCTCCAATTACTGTTAATGCTAACTCTGCTGGTGGCGCAAACTCTGAATCAATTGATTCTATTCGTAAACTAGCCCCACGTTACTTTGCAACACAACAAAGAGCTGTTGCTTCTGATGATTATTCTTCTCTGGTCCTTTCACAATTCGGTGGTCAGATCTCTGACGTTAATGTGTTTGGTGGCGAACTTCTTGATCCAAAACAATATGGTCGAGTTGTTGTTTGTGTTAAACCAACAGGAAGTGTAATCGCTCCTGATTATATTAAAAATCAAATTTCAAATTATCTCCAGCCATTCATTGCTATTCCAACAAGAGTAATTATTTCTGATCCTGATTACATTTATGTTTCTGCTGTTGCAACAGTTCAGTATAATGTAACAGGCACAACTAAATCTTCTTCTGAAATTCAATCTATCATTTATAGTGCAATTTCTAACTATAGCTCTACTAATTTAGAAATGTTTGCGCAAGATTTCAGATATAGTAAGTTTGTTTCTGTTATTGACAACAGTGATTCAAGTATCACAAGCAATGATACAGATATTAAAATTATCAAACGTATTTCTCCACTTGTGAATTATCCAACATCATATGTTCTTGATTTTAATAATCCAACAGAAATAGAACCAAGAAATAATGCAGAAGGTTACGTAGCTGGTCCTCCATTCTACGATGAACCAATGATTACTTCATCTGCATTTACATACGTCGACGCAGCAGGAGCTATTTGGCCATTAAGCTATATCAGAGACAATAACTTTGGTATACTAGTCGTTTACACCAATGTCAATGGTCTGTTTACTATTGTTAATTTTGATATTGGCACAGTTGATTATACTACAGGCGTCGTAAAAATCAACAATTTAATTACCTCTTCATACAGTAATTACATTTCGATTTATATGGAACCACAAAATAAAGATATCTTTGTCAGTAAGAGTAAAATATTATTAATAGATTTGGCTGACGTCACTGTCAACGTAATTCCTACACAAAAGTAAAAATATGCAATTTGCAATCGAAAAAAAGATATCGAACTTCATAGAAAGTCAGTTCCCTCAGTTCTATTTGGATGAGGGTCCGAACTTTGTGTTGTTCGTTAAGGCATATTATGAATGGATGGAATCTGAAGGTCAAGCTATTAATCAATCGCGTAGTCTTTTTGATCTACGAGATATTGATAATACAATGGATTCTTTTCTTTCTCACTTCCAGCAGAAATATCTCTACGGTATTCCATTCAAAACTATTGCTAATCCAAAATTCTTACTTAAACATATTCTTGACGTTTATCGTTCAAAAGGTTCGATTGATTGTTATAAACTTCTATTCAAGCTAATTTACAATCAAGACGTAGAAATTTATCTTCCAGGACAAGATCTACTCAAGCCATCAGATGGTACTTGGATTCAACCACAATATCTTGAAGTAACACAGACTAATAATCTTGCAAGTTTTGTGGGTCAAACTGTTCGTGGATTTACTTCAAACACAACAGCTGTTGTTGAAGATTATATTTCTCAGCCTATTAATCAAAATATTATTTCAACTCTTTACATTTCTAATATGCAGCCAAAAGGTGGTTCATTCCTTACTGGTGAAAAAGTAGTAATTCAATCACAGGTAGGTAATACAGCGGCTGTAACAGCTTCCCCATCCATTGTTGGTTCTCTCGATAGCCTTTCCATCTATAATGGTGGTCAGGGTTTCAACATTGGTGACATCATTGCAATCGCTCATTTAGATGCAAACAATAATGTTATCTCTGATGGTATCGATGGAAAACTAAGAGTTACTAGCGTTTCGCGTGGTCAAGGTTCTCTCAATTTCAACATTGCCAAGGGTGGTTTCGGATACACATCGAATACAAATGTATTTTTATACAATGGTGCAGGAGATTCGACAGGTGCAGGAGCTAGCTTTAGTTTAGGTAATCTATCCTACGTTCAAAATCTTCCATATAATACAGACTTGATTGTTGATTTTTACAACACACAAATTGACGCTGCTGCTTATGGGTTTCCTGCTAATAATAGCGCGAATGCAATTTCTTCTATCCAAGGTACTTTGACATTTAAAAATAATAACTTTGGTACAATTGCTGCTCTTACCAATATTCAAACTGGTAATGGTTATACTCAAGCACCAAGTATATTCGTTAGATCAACACAGTTAGCAACTAACAATCTTCCAGGAACCGTTTCGTACTCGACTACTTCTAATACTATTACTGGTAGTGGCACAACGTTCACATATTTTTATTCAAATGGAGATGTAATTTATCTTCAAGCTGATTCTTCAAATACTGCCACTAGCGAATTACAAGTAATTAAAACTGTTGTTAATGATACTACAATTACTTTGTATGGTCCACCAAAACAGAACTCTACAGGTACAGCTATTTCAAAAAATGCTCCTGTTGTGCTTCCTTCTAACTATGCTTATTATGATCCACAAGTTTTAACTTCAGATGGATCAATTGATGGTATTAATGAATTAATTACTGGCAATCCTTCAACAGGTAATAACATTGTAGCAACAACAACTGCTATCAATTCTGGTCGCGGATATATTGAAGGCGAAACTGTCGTTTCATATCTTCTTAATGGTCTTAGCCCAATTGTTATTACGAATCCTGGTATTGGTTATACTAATAATGATGTTGTTCATTTCTACGGCGGATCTACTTCGCCAGCTACTGGTTATGTAACCACAGATGGTACAGGCGCTATTGTTTCTGTTCCTATCACAGGCGGTTCTAATTATACTAGTCTTCCAACTATTGTAATTAAAACAAGAACTGGTTCTAATGCTGTATTGACAACTTCTATTCTACCTTTTAATACTACAAGTCAAGTAACTGGTCGTGTCAATAAGACAGGCGTTGGTAGACAAATTGGATATTGGTCAACTACCAGAGGCTTTTTAAATTCGGATAAATATATTCAAGATAGTTATTTTTATCAAGATTTCTCTTATCAAATCAAAGCGGCTGCAACTCTTGATAAATACAAAGATATTCTTTATACTACGTTCCATACTTCTGGAGCTGAATTATTCGGTGAATTCTTACAAATAAATAATGAAGCTTCATTTGCTAATCTG